TCTTTTTGTAATTTTGTCAGTTGATTCATAATAATCTCTCTCTTGTTAACTATACCTATATTATACACTGATTCGTTTTCTGTGTCAAGTAAAAAAAGAGGGAACTTAGTTCCCTCTTGAAGCCTCGTTAAATGTCACCAAGTTTCGGCCACCCACTCTTGGTGCAGTAACTTCTGTAAGAGTATTGAGTCCTTGAGTTTACCAGACTTGTAACTCACTCTGTTACTTTCGTCATGTCATTGGTTTTGATCTCCCTCTTTATTAACTATACTTACAGTATATACTGATTCGTTTGGTTTGTCAACACTTTTTGTTATCAAAACAAAAAACCCTCAGAAGAGGGTTTTCGTTTGCCGTGGGTTATTAGATTTTAGAGAGTGAGAGAGAGAGGACTAACAATCCCACGACACATGGATTAGACTATCATATCATAATATAAATGTCAATAGTTTTTAATCCATTAACTCAAAATGTGGCCCATCAATAAATGGGCGTCTGCCTTGACTACGGCGTAAATCAATATATGCGTTCATAGCATCTTCCATTGTACCATCCCAATCTCGCATATCATTGATGTGCCATGCAGCTCCCCAACGCACTTGTACACCTTCTTGAATAGCTGCTTCTTTCATTGCATCTGCAAGATCATCATAAAGGTTCAATTCCCATGATCCCCTTGAACCAACATAGGCCATGAGGTCAACTGCTTTACCTTCTAAATGTTTACTTTTCATTGTTTGACTTGCGCCTTTCGCTACAAGTTCTTTTTGTTGTGCTTCGGTTCTTAAACCTTGAATCACGCCAAAGTCGGTTTTTGTCAATCCTATGGCAGTTTTGACAACTCTTTGCATACGTTCATCAACACCCTCTAGTTTATCTAGTGATCTTTGTGATAATTTAAATGCCATTTCTATCTCCTACTAAAATTATCGTTCCAATTAAATGCTTCTTTAACAACAGCTGCAGATAATCCTTTATACACTTGATGTAATCTTTTATCCTTTGCATTAATTATTAACTCTGCTTCTGATTTATGTAATCCTTCAAGCATTTGTATGAACATATTTTCACGTTTGAATTGTGGTATTCTGTCATTACCACCTTTTATATAATTAAATAATGTTCTAGCTTCTTTTGCAAGAACTGTATGTTCAGTTCCCTCTTCTGCTTCATTTGCTTTAAATGGAACTGTACCCTCTGGAATATTCCATTTAATTTTGGGATCAAAAGAACTTTTTATTACCATTCTTAATGGTTCAGTATCATGTTCTTTAAGAATTGCAACCTTTTTATCTTTTGTCTTTGCATTATTTACTTTCTTTAAAACTTCAGAAAGTAGTGGTGTATATGTTTTTACGGCCATATTAAAAATCTCCAATATCGTTCATAAGATTTCTCAATCTTTTTTGTATAAAATAATTTAGTAGATTTGATCTTTCACCTTTTGGTGGTTTACGATATTCAATCATTATTTCTCTTTTCACATCTTTTGGAATACATTCTAAATCAATTAAAGTTTTATTTCTTTGATAGTTTCTTAATTGTTCTGCATTACAAAAATCTTCTGGTTCTTGTTTGGACATAAGAATTGAATCTTTTCTTTTCTTACTAAAAGGTTTCTGTCTTAATCCATCAACAAAAGTATTATCTGGTGATAAGATATTTGGAATACTATCGCTTCTATCTCCTACTAATATATGTTCTTTTATATATAGGTAGGGATCAATACCATTAATAAACTTCTTGTTTACAGGGCTATATTGTGTAACAAAGTTATACTTTTGTAATTGTATAAAATCTTTGTCACTAGATAATATTAATACTTTCTCGTATTCATTTGGTGTTTGATTGATATGCATACAGATAGTTGCAATACAATCATCTGCTTCTGCACCATCAACTTCTATTACTTTATATGGAAAGTTTTCTCTAATCTCATCACGAATAGTATTTAATGTTTCAAATATTAAATTCCAATCCATACCAGAGTTGGCTCTGTCTTTCTTTCGATTAGATTTATAGTTTGGAAAATAATCTCTTCTCCAATATCTTTTGTTATCATAACATAATACTAGTTCTCCAAATTCTTCAAAGAACTTAGCTCTATACATTCTTAGAGAATTGAGAACCATATGTCTAACAAGGTTCTCATCTACATCATTCTGTCTTTTAGAACCAACTTGCATCATAAGATTACTGATGGTTACTTGATTCATATCAACTAATATCATAATACATCCCTAGTGTAGTGTTTCTTTCTCTGCTCCTAGTTCAGTTGAATGATCTACTATCATAGCCATCAAACTTATAAACTCTTTTTCAGACAACACTTCTTTATATATGCGTGTTGCTGTTGCTTGCATTATGCCTGCAATTTCTAATAAACTAATATTCTTTTTTACAACTAGTTCTTCGACTAGTTTTATAATATCTGCGTGAGCTTCTTCAAATCTTTTTACACGACCCTTTTCCATCTTACTCTCTTTTCTTGATATTCACCATAAAAATCATCACACCAATCACCATGTTTTAGATAGTATTCACAGTTACGAATATAACCCTCAATACTAGCAGCTCTTGAGATTGCACCTTTGATATTATCTCTTACAGCTTTTCTCTCAACTGTAAGTAATTCTTTTTGAGTCTTAATCCACTTACGAATATTCTTTAGACAAAGAATATGATCGTCTGGTAAGTCAATAACTTCTTTTGCAATATTTTTATATTGAGGTGGATTTTCTTTCAACCTCTTCTCCCTTGCTTTTGCAAGTCTTTCGGTTGCAGCTATTCTTTGTTCAACCGACATTGGTTTTCTTCTTCTTTTTATTTTTTTCACAGTATTCATTATAACCTCTCTTATAATCTCTCTTCTAATTCTTTCTGCAACTTACGTTTATATCTGCGTATTGCAGCCGCTTTCTCTTTCCTACGTTTCTCACCTCTGGATTGAAAGTAAGTTTTCTCACGCAGTTCTTGAATAATACCCTCTTTGACAAGACGTTTTCTAAGAACACGCAATGCACCATTTACATCATTATTGCGAACAGATACTGATAAACCTTTTGGTTCATCTGATTTATTTGATTTCTTTTTATATTTCATACTAGTATTTATAATAAGTAATTTGGAGTTAAACCTTTCTCATATTCTTCATGTATCTCAATAATCTTGTATGCTTCAATACAAGCAGCTTCTAAAAGGTCATGAGCACCATCTGATGTTTTAAACCCATACTCATCTGCAAAGTCCATTGAAGAAGAAGTTCTGAAGTACTCTCCAAAACCATAGTTCGCAAGACAATTTGCAAGTTCATTAACATGATTGGAAGAACAAACAATCTCGTTACTTCCATCATCTTCATAGTTATGCAATTCTAATTTACCTTCGTTACAACTCAAATATGAAATCATTAATAATACCTTTCTCTCTGTTTACGAATCATAATACCATTTTCTGCATATGGAGTCAACCCCCCAAACAAAAAAAAGTGCCTCGAAAGACACTTTTTTTCAATAGTGGTAAAAATGTTACAGACCATTTGGTACTATAACATAGTGTATTGATAAGACTACTCCAACTGAAGCTGCAAGTCCAATCATCATTTTAAAGAAGTCTTTTCCAATCAATGGAAAGACAACCTTAAATTTTTCTTTACCAGTAACTGTAGCCATTGCAAGTTCTCTACCACAAAGAAGTCCTACAAATACCCATGTTGTTGACATAGGAATATCGTTAAGTTCTTTAAAGAAGTATAGTATCAACCAATAGACACCATCAATGATAGTTGCACTTCGTACATATCTAGTGTTGTGTTTCTCCAGAACTATGTTCTGAATTTTACCACCACCTTCTCTAAACATATACCACAGACCAAATACAAAAACTGCACTAATAATAATCATCAAATCCACTGGAATTTGTCTTGGTAAAAATACTGCAATATTCGCCATATCATGTGATAACCAAGTCCACCAGAGAAATCCTGTGGTAAACCATTGACCTATTCTCCAATAAATTTTGTGATTTTCTTTTACAGGTTTTGCTTCGTCTAATAATTTACTAACACCAATCCAGATTACATATGCGGCTACAGCTGCAACTGCATATCCCATCATAGATTTCATCAACATTTTCTCTAACACAAATGTAGATGCAAATGCAGATAAAACTAAAAAAGATGTACTTACAGGTACACCTACTCTTGTCAGTATTAATAATAATGCAGGCGCCATTGCATGATACCATTGTATCTCTTGAAATGGTATTTTGTTAAGTCTACCATATGATATATCACCACCATACATATACCAACCATACCATAACGCCCAAAGAAGAACTGCACTTGCAGCTCCCCACATTATTTTCCAATTAACCTTTTGATTGTTTGATGCGATCCAAGTACCTAAAGTTTGTACTGAATCATTTGCGATTACTGAATAAGCAGCGAACAGAAATCCGATACCCATCCATAGAGTTATAAGTTCCATTATAATTTCTCCATGTTAAATTAAAAAGGGTAAAGAAACCTCTACCCTTTTTATATAGTTTATTATTATAAACTTGTCACAAAAGTTTCACAATTAATTTGGATTTGGTGCATCTATGCCAGGAAGATACTTAGACATTCCTAGTAGTTCACCTACAGTAAACTTTCCACCAAATGGATCTAGTTCACCATCATTTATTTGTTTCGTAATTTTTATTGCAATATCAGCAACATTTTTAGGCATATTTGTCATTGGAGCCATTTCTACCATTCCAGTATCCATACCACCCCAAGTGTCTGAAGATTCCCAAGTACCATCTAATGCAGCCTGTATTCTCTTAATGTAATAAGGGCCCCATTGATCTATAATTGAAGTCAATTGTGTATTTGGTGCAAAACTAATCATATCTGACGCTTGACCGAAACCTTTTATACCTAACTCTTCTGCAACTGATAATGGTGCAGTTGAGTCTGTATGTTGTGTAATAATATCAGCACCTTGATTAATCAATGCTTTAGCTGCATCTGCTTCTTTTGCTGGATCATACCAAGTATTAACCCATACAACATCTATGTCAAAATCTGGATTTACAGAAGTCGCACCTAAGTAGAACGCATTGATACCACGAATAACTTCTGGAATTGGAAATGATGCAATATACCCTGCTTTTCCTTCTTTACTCATATGTCCAGCGATAACACCTTGAACATATCTACCCTCATAGAACTTAGAAGAATATACTGACATATTGTCAGCAGTTTTATATCCAGTTGCGTGTTCAAACTTTACATTTGGAAATTTCTTTGCAACATTTAACATTTGTTCCATATAACCAAATGATGTCGCAAATATAATGTCAACACCATTCATAGCCATTTGTGTCATAACTCTTTCTGCGTCAGGCCCATACTTGACACTTTCAACATAAGTTGTTGTTATATCATCACCAAAATGTTCTTCGGCCATTATTCTTCCTTGATCATGCATATAAGTCCAACCATGATCTCCAACTGGCCCAACATATACAAATCCAACTTGTATTTTGTCTGCGTATGCAGAAGATACACTTAATGATAATAGTAGTACTGATAGAATTTTAAACAGTTTCATTTTTTACCTTTCTTTTTCTGAGGGTTAATTTGATGTATTTTCATAAAATACTCGGCGTCAACTACCACAAGGGGAGTCTTACCATTCTTTTTCATAACAACTATGGGTTCATAGTCATTACTATTTTCACACGCTTGAGAATAAGCATCCCAAACATTCAATTTCTCCACATTCTTACATTCTATAGAATATGGAAATTTCTTTCTCGCATCACGAGCCATGATTAAATCTTCACCACCAGCTCCCATTGAACGAGATTCTATATCTTCTGGATGTACGTCAAGTTCTTCTATTAACTTATCACGTACCCATTGTTGTAATCTTCTACCTTTTGCTTTTGCACTTTGCGTTTTCATAGTTAATCATCACTATCGTAGTATTCCTCATCATACATGAAATCTTCATTATTACTTATAGATTCTCCACAAAAAGGACAATATGTAATTTTATAATATTCTTCTTCCATGTCATATTGAATCGTATACTCTACATCACATGATTCACAAACTATTAGTTTTTTCATCTCATGACACTCTGTTACCTCTTAACGCAAAGAATAAACCACCTACCCAAAGAAATACGTGTAGGTTATCGTACAATAAAACATCTATAAAACTTTCAGGCTCTCCTACCCATATCACACCTGTCATGATACAACACATAGTGATACCACTAAATCTTGTAACCATGTCACCAATCCAATCTTGCATTTCACTATACATCCATGCAGTTGTCAGTATACCACCAATCAATAAACCTATTCCAGATAAAAACTCACCATAGGTTACAAACCACCATACTAATACAGATAAATCATATGATGCAGCTTCATCTACATCAACTGGAATTTTCATCCATCCTTGTTGTATAAAAACAATCGCAAGTGGTATTCTCAATAACCAATGTGATTGACAAAACTCTGGCATATTACTAAGTATCTTTTTCATTATTCTCTAATCCATTTCCTACTTTAATTAAATATTCACCATTTAAATCATGTGTTCCACTATTATGTACTGCCCACCAGAAACAATTCCATAAATTATAACTACCCCCAACCCACCATGGCTGGGGATATTTTTTTGCATCTTCTCTTAATATTTTCCAATGACCCACGAATAGTTTAAATCTATTCATGTTCTCCGCCTGGATCTCTTGGATCTAATCGCAGTGTTCTTCCATCTACTATCATAGTTTGTCTTGCTCTTGGATAACTATGATAACCTTTTCTTAGTTTAAATACAGTTTGATTTACTGACTCTGGATTCTTTTCTGCTTGATTAAAAACTAAAAAGGTAATCGCAATACCACTAATTAATACAATATGTACAACTGCACTAATACCAAATGCAGTTAAACTTCCAATCATAACTGCAAATATACCACTCCACATAAATGCTAATATTAAAAATAACATATGTGCAACTTGTGGATGTAATTTTCTTAATGGTGAATGTTCTATCGTCATTACACCTTTCCAACCGAATTTGAATATTTCATATATTGCAAATGGTGGGTATGCTTTCCAACTATTTTTCATATTTCACAGCCTCCTGCCGTACACGCTAATTCTTGAGAACTTGTTGTCATATCTTGTTTCTCATATTCTCCTAGTAAACCCCAATCAACATTCTTAGGCATACTATTCAATACTTCTTCATATTGTTTTTCGTCACAATCTTGATATGGTGCTTGTTTATATGTATGTTCCGAAAATGGTAGGAAACTTACACCAGACATATAATCAAAGTGTTCATAAACCCATGCACCAACCTCTAACCATTCGTGTTCCTTTACAGATATGGTTACAGATGGTTTATGTTCACACCAATGTTTCTGATAAGTTAACCATAATTCTAATTGTTCTATCGCAGACATATCAGTTCTGAACACTGCATTTTTATTTACTTTCATAGGAAAAGAAAATACTGATGTATGGCCTGGATTCATTACATCATCTTCTACAGGAAATCCAGAGTCTACCATCATCTGTGTAAGTGGATCTTTTTTATCACCTCTCACAGTTCTAATGTAATAAGGGTTATGTCTTGCATGAATACCAGAAGCTGCATCAACTAATTGTGA